ATGGACGCAGTGCTACAGACGGATCTGGCGCAGGAGCGCCGCTCGACCTCGACGCCGCTCGAGACGAGCTTCGTGCGCGAATTTCTAAGCTCCGCGAGCGACGTGGAAATCGAGGAGTTGCTGGAGAGCCTGAGTGAGAACGCCCTACGCTCGCTAAGCTATCTGTTCGAGGTTTGGGCTATCGAGGGTCATCAGATCGCCCCCAAGGGCGACTGGACGACGTGGATGGTCATGGGCGGGCGTGGCGCAGGCAAAACCCGTGCTGGTGCCGAGTGGGTGCGAGGATTGGTCGAGGGGCCAACGCCGGATGCGGTGGGGATGTGTCGCCGTATCGCCCTGGTCGGGGAAACCTATGACCAAGCGCGGGATGTGATGGTGCTGGGCGATAGCGGTTTGATCGCGTGTTCGCCTGCGGACCGTAAGCCGCGCTGGATCGCCTCCCGCAGGGTGCTGGTGTGGCCGAACGGTGCGGAGGCGCAAGTCTTCTCCGCTTCGGACCCTGAGGCGCTGCGTGGGCCGCAATTTGACGGTGCGTGGTGTGATGAACTGGCCAAGTGGAAGAAGGGTCAGCACGCGTGGGACATGCTGCAATTCGCGCTGCGCCTTGGCGACGATCCGCGCTGCGTCATCACCACGACTCCGGCGCCGGGTGCATTGTTCGAGGAAGTGCTGGGTGAGGATGGTACTGTTGTGACGCAGGCGCCGACCTCGGCCAATATGGCAAATCTGGCGCCCGGATTTTTGAAGGCTGTTACCAAGAAATATGGCGGCACAGCGTTGGGACGACAGGAGCTGGACGGTGAGTTGATCAAGGACCTTCCCGGCGCACTGTGGTCGCGTGAGCGGATCGAGGCGGCGCGTGTGGCGCAGGCTCCGGCGCTGGAGCGGATCGTCGTTGCGGTTGATCCTCCGGTGACGGGTCACGAGAACTCGGACGCGTGTGGCATCGTGGTTGCGGGTTTGCATCGGGAGGCGGACAGCTGGAAGGCGGTTATCCTTGCGGATCTGAGCGTCGAGGCGGCTTCTCCCCTGACGTGGGCCAAGGCGGCGATTGCAGCGCGCGACGATTGGAACGCGGATCGGGTGGTTGCGGAGGTCAACCAAGGTGGCGATCTGGTCGAAAGCCTGCTGCGGCAGGTCGATCGCAATGTCAGCTACCGCGGGGTTCATGCCAGTCGCTCGAAACAGGCGAGAGCGGAGCCGGTTGCGGCGTTGTACGAGCAGGGGCGGGTGCTGCATGCGGGCAGCTTCCCCGCGCTGGAGGACGAGATGGCGGCGATGCTGCGGTCCGGATATTCCGGGCGCGGCTCACCTGACCGGCTGGACGCGTTGGTCTGGGCTGTGACCGATTTGATGCAGGATGCCGAGGCGGTTGTGAGCCGACCGCAGGTGCGCGGACTGTAGGCGCACGAAACATTTGAGGACGAAGAAAGGGGAGCCAGTCGGCTCCCCTTTTTGTTTGCAGAATTTGACGGGAGAAAGCGATGCTGGGTTTGTTCAAGAGGGAAGCCCCCGAGGTCAAGGCGAGTGCTGCGGGCCCCATGATGGCGTTCCACGGTGCGGGGCGTGCCATGTGGAGCGGGCGGGATGGGGCGACGCTGACGCGGGTGGGATTTACCTCAAACCCCGTCGGATTTCGCGGTGTAAAGCTGATCGCGGAAGCGGCTGCGGCGGTTCCGTTCGTGCTGGGCGATGCGGAGCGTCGATACGATGTGCATCCGGTGCTGGACCTGCTGGCGCGGCCCAATGGCGGGCAGGGTGCTGGTGAGTTGTTCGAGGCGTTTTATGGCCAGCTGCTGTTGAGCGGCAACGGGTACATGGAGGCGGTTGCCGGCACGGATGTTCCGATGGAGTTGCATGTGGTGCGATCTGACCGGATGCGCGTTGTGCCGGGTACGGATGGTTGGCCGGTTGGATATGATTACGCGGTTGGCGCAAAGAAACACCGGTTTTCAGCCGAAGCGATTTGCCATGTGCGCTGTTGGCACCCTACGGATGACCATTATGGCTTGAGCCCGATGCAGGCGGCGGCGACGGCGGTGGATGTGCATAACTCGGCCTCGAAATGGTCCAAGGCGCTGCTGGACAATGCGGCGCGGCCCTCGGGGGCAATCGTGTATCGCTCGGCAGAGGGGGCGGGCGTTTTGGGAGCGGATCAATATGATCGCCTCAAGACGGAGCTGGAAGGCCAGCATCAGGGCGCGGCGAATGCCGGACGGCCGATGCTGCTGGAAGGTGGCCTTGATTGGAAACCGATGGGATTTTCGCCCTCGGACATGGAATTCCAGAAAACCAAGGATGCCGCGGCGCGCGAAATCGCGCTGGCCTTTGGTGTGCCGCCCATGCTGCTGGGTCTGCCCGGTGATGCGACCTACGCGAATTATGCGGAGGCCAATCGCGCGTTTTATCGCCTGACGGTTCTGCCGCTGGTGGGCAAGGTTTCCGGTGCTTTGTCGCAGTGGCTGCCGGGCATGGCTGGCACGCACTTGAAGCCCGATCTGGACGGTATTCCCGCCCTTGCGTTGGAGCGTGAAGCCCAGTGGCGGCGCGTGTCGGATGCGGATTTTCTGAGCGAGGACGAAAAGCGTGGCTTGCTCGGGCTGCCGCCGCGTGCGGTTTGACGGCGCGCACGCCCGGCTCCCGGTTTTTGTATGAGCCGTTTGATGCGACGAGCGCACGGGTCGAAACGCTGGAACGGGTGAGCGAGGAACGCTGGCTGGCGCTGGAGCGTCGGCTGGGCGGGATCGAGGCGCTGCTGGACCGTATGGAGCGGCGCATGTGGATGGCCGTTTACGGCGTGGCTGGCACGGTGGCGGCGCAGGGGCTGTTTCTGGTCATGACAGGTGGTCTGAACACCACCTGACAACCGATTGTTTTCAAAAGGAGAGTTTGAATGACAGGATATGATCCGGCGAATGTGCTGGAAACGAAGTTCTGCGGGCTGGGCGATGCGCCTGCGCTGGACGGTGATGCCACGATTGCGGGCAATGCCTCGCTGTATGGCATTGCCGATCAGGGCGGCGACATCGTTCAGAAGGGCGCGTATGGCCGCGCTCTGGAGCGATTGTTCGCAAAGGGGCGGACCGTCAAAATGCTGTGGCAGCATGATCCCAACACGCCGATCGGTGTTTGGGAGGCGGTTGAGGAGGATGGCACCGGTTTGCATGTGCGCGGTCGTATTTTGACCGAAGTGCAGGCGGGCCGTGAGGCGCTGGCGCTGCTCAAGGCCGGAGCTATTGACGGGCTGTCCATTGGATATCGCACCATCCGCGCGGAGAAATCCGGCGTGGGTCGGCTGCTGCACGAGATCGAGCTGTGGGAAGTGTCGTTGGTGACGTTCCCCATGCTCCCCGAGGCGCGGGCACAATCGAAATCCGAAGACACGGATGACGATGTGCTGGCGACGAGCCTCGCGTCCTTTTTTGATGACGCGGCGGCACTACTGGCCTGATTGGCCGTCTTTTTACTGAAGCAATTTCAAGGATGGATTGATGCACGACATCGACACCAAATCAGGCGCCCCAGCGCGTGACGTGAAGGCGGCCATGACTGGCTTTCTGAGCGAATTCAAGAATTTCCAATCCGACATTCAAACAAAACTTATGGAACAAGAGAGCCGTTTGACCATGATGCAGACCAAATCCTCCCGCCCCGCCCTGTCCGTTTCTGCCGATGTTGAGGTTCCGCACCAGAAGGCGTTTTCCGCCTATCTGCGCTCGGGTGATGATGATGGCCTACGCTCGCTGGGTGTTGAGGAAAAGGGCATGTCCACGCAGGTTTCGGCCGAAGGTGGCTATCTGGTTGATCCGCAAACCTCGGCCACTGTGCAGAGTGTTTTGCTGGGTGCGGCCTCGCTGCGCTCGGTTGCGAATGTGGTCAATGTCGAGGCGTCCGCCTTTGACGTTCTGGTCGATCACAACGACACCGGTGCTGGCTGGTCTGATGAGACGGCAAATGCGGGTGAGACTGGCGCGCCGCAGTTGGAGCGGATTTCGATCCCGTTGCACGAGCTGTCGGCAATGCCCAAGGCGTCGCAGCGTTTGCTGGATGACAGCGCGTTCGATGTCGAGGGTTGGTTGGCCAATCGCATCGCGGACAAGTTTGCGCGCGCTGAGAGCGTGTCCTTTATCGCCGGTGATGGCGTCGGCAAGCCGCGCGGTATCATGAGCTATGCGACCATCGCCAACGACGTTTGGGCGTGGGGTTCGCTGGGCTATGTGGCCACGGGTACGGATGGTGATTTCTCGATTGCTGATCCGGCGGATGCCATTGTCGATCTGGTCTATTCGCTGGGTGCGCAATACCGCGCCAACGCGACCTTCGTGATGAACTCCAAGACCGCCGGTGCGGTGCGTAAGATGAAGGACGCGGACGGTCGCTTCCTGTGGTCCGACACCTTGGCAGCGGGTGAGCCTGCGCGTCTGATGGGCTATCCCGTGCTGATCTGTGAGGACATGCCTGACATCGCGTCCGGCACCACGGCGATTGCGTTTGGTGATTTCGCCAACGGCTACACCATCGCGGAACGCCCTGACATGCGCATCCTGCGCGACCCGTTTTCGGCCAAGCCTAACGTCCAGTTCTTTGCGACGAAGCGTGTGGGCGGGGATGTCAGTGACTTTGCTGCGATCAAGCTGCTGAAGTTCGCGGCCAGCTAAAACTGCGCTGATTGTTTGAGGAAAGGGCCTGCGTTCGCGCGGGCCCTTTTTGTATCCGACCGGGCGGGAGACACCCCAATGATGATAACGGAACGCAACGGGCCAGCCCGCGTGCCGGTGGAGATCCGCGATTTCGCGGACCACCTGCATTTGGGCACCGGGTTCGAGGATGACGGCGCGCAGGATGCGATGCTGGAAATGTATTTGCGCGCGGCCACCAGTGCCGTTGAGGCGCGCATTGGTAAGGCGCTGATCTCACGCAGTTTGCGCATGGTGCTGACCAGTTGGCGCAATGATGCGCAGGGCGTTCCAATCGCGCCTGTCGTGTCGCTGAGCGAGGTTCGTGCCATTGATGCGGCGGGCAACGCGCGGGTGATTGTGGGCGTAAAACTGCGGGTGGATGCGCATCGACCTGTTCTGTTGGGCACCGTGAACGTCCCCACAAACGGTCAGATCGAGGTGGATTTCGAGGCGGGCTACGGCCCGGAGCCTGCCGATGTGCCTGCGGACCTGCGTCATGCGGTGATGCTGTTGGCGGCGAGTTATTACGAGAACCGGTCTGGAGGGCAGGAGCATTGGCCCTTCGGCGTGCTGGCACTGCTGGATGCCCATCGTCCGGTGCGTCTATGAGCGGTGCGGCCCCGGTTCTGGACCGGGAGATGGTGCTGGAAACCCGCGCCATGAGGCCGGACGGCGGTGGTGGTCTGATGGAGGGTTGGCAGGCGCTGGGGACGTTGTGGGCAGCGATCGAGCGGCCTGCGGCGCGGCTGGTGCGTGAGGGCGCGCTGGAGGTGTCTACCATTCGGGTGCGGATCATCCTGCGGGCTGCGCCTGCGGGACGATCACGACGGCCCGTGGCAGGCCAACGTCTGCGCATGGGCGACCGTGTGTTTCGCATCATGGGCGTGGCCGAGTACGACAGCGCCGCGCATTACCTGCAACTTTGGGCTGAGGAGGGCGGAGCATGAGTGTCGCGTTTTCATGGCCGCTGCAACAGGGCTTGTATTGGGCGCTGAGCGCGGCCCCTGCGATTACCGATCTGGCTGAAATCCTCGACGCGAGCAGTGATCCGGTGGCGGGCGATTACGTGTCCATCGGTGAGGAGCAGGTGCGTCAGCGCGGCCCCGGTTTGAGCCAGCATGATGTGGTGATCGAGGTCCATTCACCCGCTCTAGGGTTTGCCCGTGCGAAGGCAATTGCGGCGGCGGTAGGTCAGGTTTTGCTGGCTGCGCCCCCTGCTGTGACGGGGGCGACGGTGACTGATTTACGGTTCCTCAAGGCCCGCGCGCGGCGATCCAAGGGCACGGAACGGCGGCTTATTACGCTGACCTTCCGCATTCTGATCGACGCGAACTGATCGTTTCAAGGCATTCATTTTATAAGGAATTTAGACATGGCCACTCAGATGGGCAGAGACCTGCTGATTAAGATTGATATGACCGGTTCCGGCGGGTTTGAAACAGTGGCGGGGCTGCGGGCCAGCCGCATTTCGTTCAACGCGGAAACGGTGGATGTCACCACGTTGGACAGTGTTGGCGGGTGGCGTGAGCTGCTGGGCGGTGCGGGTGTACGCTCCGCTGCGCTGTCTGGGTCTGGTGTGTTTCGCGATGCGGATACGGATGCGCGGGCGCGGCAGATATTTTTCGACGGAGAGGTTCCGAACTTTCAAGTTGTCATCCCTGATTTCGGCATCATCGAAGGCGCGTTCCAGCTGACCGCGATCGAGTATTCCGGCGAGTATGACGGTGAGGCGGTTTACGAGATGTCGATGGCCAGCGCGGGTGCGTTGAGCTTCGTTCCGCTGTGAGCAAGAAGCACGCGAACCCGCATCGGGGGGAGGTTGCGCTGATCCTCGACGGAAAGGCGCATGTGCTGCGCCTGTCCTTGGGGGCGTTGGCGGGGCTGGAGGCGCGGCTGGGTGCGGACAGCCTGACGGAGCTGGTCGCCCGATTTGAGGGCGGTACGTTCCGTGCGGCTGATCTGGTCGCCCTGCTGGAGGCCGGTGGTGCGCCTGCGGGCAAGCTGGCCACGGCGGCGGTTGACGGTGGGCCGTTGGAGGCTGCGCGGGTTGCTGCGCGGCTGCTGCGCCTGACCTTTGCTGGTGTGCAATCTGAATGATCGACTGGACGGCGTTGATGCGGCTTGGCCTTCACGGGCTGCGCCTGACCCCCGACCAGTTCTGGGCGCTGACGCCTGCGGAGCTGTCGCTGATGGCGGGGCTGGATCCGCGGGCGGCGCCTGCCATGGCGCGTGACCGGCTGGCAGAGCTGAGCGCGCTTTACCCTGATGAAAGGCGATCCGAATGAGTGAAATCAACGAAGTGCAGGAGCTGTTTGCGGATGTGGACTCCTCCATCGCGTCAACCGAGGCGGTGGTGGAGACGTTCCGCCGTGAGCTGGACGCCACGGGCCGCTCGCTGGAGAGCGCCTCGGCCGGGGTGGCGGGATTGGACCGCGCCATGGGCAAGGGGCTGCGCGGGGCGTTTGACGCGCTGATTTTTGACGGGGCGCGTGCATCGGATGCGCTGCGCCAGTTGGGGGCGACGATCAGCTCATCGATTTTGGATCAGGCGTTGAAGCCGGTGCAAAACGCGGTCGGTTCGTCGTTGAGTGGACTGGTGCAAAAGGGGCTGAGCGGGCTGATGCCCTTTGCCGATGGTGGGGTCATGTCGGGTGGACGGCCCACGGCCTTTGCCAAGGGGGGCGTCGTCAACGGTGCAACCAGCTTTCCCATGCGCGGCGGTATGGGCCTGATGGGTGAGGCCGGGCCGGAGGCGATCATGCCGCTGACCCGTGGCGCGGACGGTGCGTTGGGCGTCAAGTCTGCGGACGGCGGCGGTTCGGTCAACGTGACGATGAATATCTCGACGCCCGATGTGGAGGGGTTTCGACGGTCCCGTACGCAAGTTGCTGCTGAAATGTCGCGCGCGCTGTCGCGTGGCAAGCGGAACATGTGAGCCGCTGCTGATGCGCGCGCCTGTGCGCACATCCCATCCCTGAACAACCCAAAATGAATGGAGCAAGCCATGAGCTTTCACGAGGTACGGTTTCCGGTCAACGTCAGTTTCGGATCGACCGGCGGGCCTGAGCGGCGGACCGAGATCGTTACGTTGGCCAGTGGTCATGAGGAGCGCAACAGCCCGTGGGCGCATTCGCGCCACCGTTACGATGCAGGGCTGGGAATGCGGTCGCGTGATGATCTGGAGGTTGTAATCGGGTTTTTCGAGGCGCGTGCAGGACGGTTGCACGGGTTTCGCTGGCGCGATTGGTCTGACTGGCGCTCGGCCCCCTCGGCACACGATATCGAGGCGTTCGATCAGGATATTGGTGTTGGTGACGGGGTAAGCGCGGCGTTTCAGTTGAGCAAAACCTATCTGTCCGGGCCAGCGTCCTATGTACGGCCGATCGAGAAGCCCGTTGCCGGAACCTTACGCCTCGGCGTTGGCGGTGTGCAGGTTTTTGACGGGTTTGCGTTGGATACGGCGACCGGCATCGTCAGCTTTGACGAGCCACCACAGGACGGGGCGGTGATCTCCGCCGGATTCGAGTTTGATGTGCCGGTGCGGTTCGACACCGATTTGATCGAAACGTCCATGGGGGGATTCGAGGCCGGTGAAATCCCGTCTGTGCCGATTGTGGAGGTACGGGTCTGATGCGCGATATTCCACAGGAAATGCAGGCGCGGCTGGACAGTGGTGCCACGACCATGTGCCGCTGCTGGCTGGTTACGCGCAAGGATGGTGTAACGCTGGGCTTTACCGATCATGACCGTGCCTTGGTTGTGGAGGGGGTACGCTACGCCGCTGAAACGGGGTTGAGCGCGGGGGCGCTAGATCTGGCCACCGGCCTCAGCGCGGATAACGGTGAGGTGCTGGGTGCGCTGAGTGCGGATGCCATCCGAGAGCAGGATATCGCGGCGGGCCTGTATGACGGGGCCGAGGTTAAGCAGTGGTTGGTGGACTGGCAGCGCCCCGACCTGCGCGTGGCGCTGTTCACGGGACGCATTGGTGAAATCCGCCGTGGGCAGGGGGCGTTCGAGGCGGAGCTACGCTCGCTGGTGGATGATCTGAACCGGCCTGTCGGGCGGGCCTTGGGGCATGATTGCGATGCGACCTTGGGCGATGCGCGTTGCGGTGTTGATGTGGCCGATCCTGCGTGGCGCACGGATGGTAATGTCATTTCAGTCGATGGGGCCGGTGCGCTGATTGTCAGCGGGTTGGCGGGCTATGCGCCTGCATGGTTTTCACAAGGCGTTGTGACGTGGACGACGGGTGCAAATGCAGGCACGCGGTCTGCGCTGCGCCATGACACGTTGCGCAATGGCGTGCGTGTGTTGGGGCTGCGGACAGGTGCGGCGTTCGCGGTCGCGGCGGGTGACACGTTTAGCATCGTCGCGGGTTGTGACCGGCGGGCGGAAACCTGCCGCGCCAAGTTTTCAAACTTTCTGAATTTTCGCGGCTTTCCCCACATTCCGGGTGAGGACTGGCTGACGTCTTATCCCAATCAGGGGGAGGTGCATGATGGCGGATCGTTGCGCAAAGGGTGAGCTTGTTGTTGCCGAGGCCCGTGGGTGGATCGGCACGCCGTATCAACATCAGGCAAGTGTTCGCGGGGCGGGTGCGGATTGCCTGGGGCTGATCCGGGGGGTCTGGCGTGCGTTGATCGGGGGGGAGCCTGAGGAAATGCCCGGGTACACCCCCGACTGGTCCGAGGTTGATCGGGTCGAGCGTCTGCATGACGGCGCCGCGCGGCATCTGATCCGTGTTGCACACCCCTATGCGGCGGGTGATGTGCTGCTGTTTCGCATGAAGAGGCAGGCAGTGGCCAAGCACTTGGCGATCCTCAGCGATATGCGGCCAGACGCCCAACGGATCATTCATGCCTATTCGGGGCATGGAGTTGTCGAAAGCCCGCTAGGCCCTGCATGGGCACGGCGGATTGTTGCGGGTTTCCGCTTTCCGGTTGGGAGAGATTAAATGGCGACGCTTTTACTGGCTGCGGCCGGCTCTGCCATTGGTGGGGCGGTTGGCGGCACGATTATGGGGATTACCAGCGCGGCGATCGGGCAAGCGGTGGGGGCGACCCTCGGCTCATTGATTGATCAACGTATTATGGGGGCTGGTGCCTCTGTCGTGGAAACGGGGCGTCTGGATACGTGGCGTGTGCAGGGTGCGCAGGAAGGCACTGCGCTGCCCTATATTGCAGGGCGCACGCGGCTGCCCGGTCAGATGATCTGGTCCACCCGGTTTTTGGAAACTGTCAGCACCTCAAAGGCGGGGGGCGGTAAGGGGTCCAAGCCCAAAGTCACGCAAACCTCGTACAGCTATTCCGTCAGCTTCGCTCTTGCACTGTGTGAGGGGCGTGCCACGCGCATTGGTCGTGTTTGGGCGGATGGTAAGCTGGTGGACCAGTCGGAGGTGGAGATCCGGTTTTATGACGGGTCGGACACGCAGATGCCGGACCCTGTGATTGCAGCGACTGAGGGTGCTGACGAAGCGCCTGCCTATCGTGGTACTGCCTACGTCGTGTTCGATGGACTGGATCTGACGAAATACGGCAACCGGATTCCTCAGATCAACGTTGAGGTGTACCGCCAGCCGGAGAGCGATCAACCAACGCTGCGCGACCGAGTGGAGGCTGTGGCCCTGATCCCCGGTACGGGGGAGTATGCGCTGGCGACGGAGCCGGTCAGCCTTGTCCATGGGCCGGGGAACTACGAGACAATCAACGTCAACAATGATACCGGCGCTGCCGATGTTACGTTGTCGCTGGAGCACTTGCAGGGGCAATTGCCGAATGTTCGCTCGACCCTGTTGGTCGCAAGCTGGTTTGGAACCGATCTGCGCGCTGGGCACTGTGTCATCAAACCGGGGGTAGAGCAGATGCTTGCCGATGGGGACCGGATGCCTTGGGCCGTTAATGGTTTGGCGCGGGGGGCGGGTCATGCCATTAGCCGGACCGGTGATCGCGTCAACTACGGTGGTACACCTGCGGACGGTTCGATCATTGAGGCGATCGGGGATCTGCGTGAGCGGGGCATTGATGTCACGTTCTATCCGTTCATCCTGATGGACATCGCGTCGGGCAATGGTTTGCCTGATCCGCTTGGAGGGTCAGAGCAAGGGGCGTTTCCGTGGCGGGGGCGCATTGTAGCAGAGGCGAATGGTACCGCGGCTGCGCGCAGTGAGATCGACGCGTTCTTTGGCCCTGCCAAGGCTGATGATTTCGTCGTGGCTGGTGAGGTTGTCAGCTATTCCGGCAGTGATTTCGGGTTTGCGCGTATGATCCTGCATTACGCCCACCTGTGTAAGGTCGCAGGGGGGGTGGCTGCGTTCTGTGTAGGGTCCGAGATGCGGGACCTGCTGCAAACGCGCGATGATACCGGGGCTTATCCCGCCGTCGCGCGTATGATTGAGCTGGTGGCAGATGTGCGCGCTGTGCTGGGAGCGGACGTAAAGCTGAGCTATGCGGCCGATTGGTCTGAATATTTCGGTCATCACGATGGTGACGATGTGATCTATCACCTCGACCCGCTGTGGGCAGATGCGAACGTCGATTTCGTTGGGATCGACAATTACATGCCGCTCAGCGATTGGCGGGCAGGTGACAGCCATCTGGACGCACAGGCCGGATGGCGGGCGATCTATGACCCTGAATACCTCAAGTCGAATATCGAAGGGGGGGAGGGGTATGACTGGTATTACGCCAGTGACGCTGATCGTGACGCGCAAGTGCGCACGCCCATTGTGGACAGTGCCTATGGTGACGATCATGTGTTTCGCAATAAGGACATTCGCAATTGGTGGGGAAGACCGCATTTCGATCGACCGGGGGGGGTACGCTCGAACCTGGAGACCGCATGGGTTCCACGATCAAAGCCGATTTGGTTTACGGAGTTCGGATGTGCTGCAATCGACAAGGGGACCAACCAGCCCAACGTATTTCGGGATGCGAAGTCGAGTGAGAATGCGGTTCCGCATTCTTCGACAGGAGCGCGGGATGATTTCATCCAGCATCAGTACATCAACGCGGTTCTGGAGTATTGGACCAGTGAGGGCGTCAATCCGGTATCCGAGATATACGAGGAGCCGATGTTGCGCATGGATCGCGCGCATGTGTGGGCGTGGGATGCCCGCCCGTGGCCTGACTTTCCCAATCGTGTGGGGCAATGGTCGGATGGGGTGAACTTTGGCACCGGGCATTGGATTTCGGGTCGTCAGGAAATGGCGGTTCTGGCCGATGTCGTCACGGAGGTTTGCGCACGTTCTGGCGTTACGGCGGTGGAAACCGCGCGTCTGTTCGGTGGTGTTGCCGGTATGGAAATGCGCGACGGGCAATCGGCGCGCTCCGGGTTGCAGCCGCTGATGCTCGCTTATGGCTTTGACTGTCGTGAGCGGGACGGGGTCCTGCACTTCTTTAGTCGTGACGGGTTGGTGGATGCCGATTTGAGTGACTTGGACGAGGTTGAGGAGAGCGGTCCGCACAAGGTGCGTGGAGCATTGGATGAACAGCCGGACCGTGTGCGGCTGCGTTATATCCAGTCGGATCATGATTATCAGTCGGGCGCTGTTGAGGCTGCGCTGGATGCGGGGGCGCCGTTGCGTGCTGAAACCGCTGATTTGCCAATTGCGCTGGGCGCGGGGCAGGCGAAGGGCATCGCAGAACGGTGGCTGGCTGAGGCGCTGGTGTCGCGTGATGCGTTGCAGGTGGGTTTGCCGCCGTCGTTGTTAGCGATTGAGCCGGGTGATGTGATCAATCTGGAGGGATTGCGTTGGCGGATTGATCGCATCGAGGAGCGTGGTGCCCGTAAAATTGACGCCGTGCGGGTGGAGCCGGGTGTTTACGTGGCTGCTGATCATCCAGACCGGTTATTTGATGCGCCGGGATTGGCTGGGGTGGGTCCGGTGCTGTCCGAGATCATGGACCTGCCGTTGTTGCGTGGCGATGAGGTGGAGCATGCGCCCTACGTCGCTGCTGCCTCTACTCCGTGGCCAGGGCCGGTCAATGTGTTCCTGTCGCCGTCTGACAGCGGGTATGAGTTGGCAGGTCAGGTGGTGCGCGAAGCCTCGATCGGGGTGCTGACAGCCCCGCTGAGCGCGGGGCGAGCCGGAGTTTGGTCAGGCGGTGTCCTGCGG